TATCGGTCGAGGTATTTCAGTCGATCACAGCACCGGGCAACACTTCGGCTCAGGTTGACTTTAACCCATCGCCGTTCGTACTCGGGCGATCATTACAAAATCGAGTCGTAGGTTTATTAGCTCCATTTATCGACGTCGAAACTATGGGTCAATAAATGCCAACGCCAACCAGTATTCAGGCTGACGTTCGTGCGCCATTAGCGACCGCTCTCGCTGGCGTAACGGCTTCGGTCTATGAGTCAGTACCCGAGGCGGTTATTCCGCCAGCTGCGATCATCGTGCCGGGTACTCCATATTTGGAAACTACGCTAATCAGTAGCGCGATTCAGTTAAAAGTCAATTTTACAATCTCAGCCGCCGTCGCATATAACAATAACGCGGGCGCTCTCGATAATCTCGAGAAGCTAGTCATACAGATTCTCGCGGCTATTCCGTCGGGATACATCGTCGGCGACGTATCGCGTCCGTCGATCGTTGCGTTAGGTTCGAGTAATTTACTTATTTCGGATATTGACGTTTCCACTTACTACAAGCAAGAAAACTAGGAGAACAAATGCCAACAACAATCGTAACCGGGCGCGATATAACTTTCACCATTGATGGTGACAATTATGACGCACAAGCAACAGCCGCGACTCTTACAATCGAGTCAACCATTAACACTTACCAAACGCTAGACGGTAAGGCTTATTACACAACAGATACACAGGGAACTTTCGACGTAGAAATGCTTGCCGATTGGACAGCTGGCGGATCACTATGTAACCAGCTTTGGAACGCAGCCGACACAGCTCCAAACACACCACTTTCAGTCGTCTTTACAGCTGCGAGCGGATCGGTCTTTAACTTTGACGTACAGCCAATTTTCCCAAGCGCTGGCGGAACAGCACCAGACGCTCAGACTGTATCGCTTAGCTTTACATGCGTGACCACACCAACACTATAAAGAAAAGAGATCGGGAGCATGAAGTTACAAATACATATCGAAACGAACGACGGCAAGACAGCAACCACCACAGCGCAACCACCAGAGTTCGCTAAATGGGAGCAAAAGACAGGATTTACAATCCAACAAGCTCAGGAAAAAATCGGTATTTCCGACTTAATGTTTCTAGCGTGGAACGCGTTAAAGCGTGAGGCAGCTGGTAAGCCAGTAAAGCCTTATGAGATTTGGTGCGATACGGTGGTCGATATTACGGTCGGAGATACTGAAAGCCCAAAAGCCACAGCCGAGGAAGCCTAAGTTACTTAATCGTTGAGCTGTCGATCGCGACAGGAATACCGATGAGTGAGTGGGTTGACGCGGCGGATATATTGACAGCACTCGAGATTATGGAGAAGCGAAATGGCGGAAAGTAAGGAAGTCGTCCAGTACGACAAAGCCGAACTTCGAGCCATTACTGGTGCGTTTAAAGCGATGGACGATGAAGCCATTAGCCAAGCTAAAGAACAATCTAGTGCGCTTGCCACTTATTTACAGGGCAAAATTACGTCCGCAGCTGGATCGCTTAATTCGGCGTCCGTAGCTAGTCGAATCGCTGAGGGTTCTAAGGTAAGTAAGTCATCTAAGATTGGCGAGATTTCTTTCGGATTCGCCGGACAAAAGTTCAGCGGTGGCGCAACGACTCGCGATCTATGGGGCGGCTCAGAGTTTGGATCAAATAAATATAAGCAATTCCCAATTTGGTCAGGATCAACCGGGCGAGGATCGACTGGTTATTTCATTTATCCAACGCTTCGAGCTGAGCAAAGCTATCTAATCGCTGAGTGGGAAAAGGCGTTCACATCAATAGTTAAGAGGTTCGACTAATGGCTGATGGATCAAGAACGCTCAAGCTCTCGATATTAGCGGACGTCGATAATCTTAAAAAAGGTTTAGCGGACGCGGGCACAGATACAGACACTTTCGGCGGTAAATTAAGCAATTTCGGTGCTGCTGCCGGAGCTGCGTTTGCCGTAGCTGGCGCGGCGGCGCTTGCCTATGCTGGCGCGTTGCTAGTCGATGGCGTTAAAGCTGCGGTCGAGGACGAAGCGGCACAGGTCAAACTAGCAACAGCAATCGGAAACGTTACGACAGCCACAGACGCAACTATCGCCTCGGTCGAGTCATACATTACACAGACAGCTCTCGCCGTAGGCGTGACGGACGACGAGCTTCGTCCATCGTTTGCGCGCCTAGTGAAAAGTACCTCTGATGTCGAAACGGCGATGGCACTACAAAAGGTAGCGTTAGACGCTTCCGTCGGGTCTGGAAAATCATTAGAAACCACGTCGAACTTAATTGCTAAAGCCTACGATGGCAATACCGCAGCACTAGCTAAATTGGATATTGGTTTAACAGCTGCCGAACTTAAGACTATGAGTTTCGATGAAGCGATCGCTGCCGTTACTGCGACTTACGAAGGATCGGCTAACGCTGCCGCTGATACTTTCGCGGGAAAGATTGATCGTTTAAAAATAGCATTTGACGAGGGTAAAGAATCAGTCGGAGCGTTCGTGCTAGACGCAATCACTCCAATGGTTACATTATTCGTCGATAAAGTAATCCCAACAATAAGCTCACTTGCTACAAGCATTGGCACAGATTTAAAGCCAGTCTTTGAGTCATTAGGTACATTTTTTAAGGATACATTTTTACCGGGTTTGACAGCGCTGTACGATTATGTAAACAAATATGTCGTTCCTATTTTTAAAGCTGGCTTGACTCCGGTAATTGAGGGCGTACAAAAAGTCTTTAAGGCAATCGGCGATCTAATTACAGAAAATACAGGATTCTTTAAATTGCTCGGAGTAGGCATTACTGCGTTCCTACTTATCGCCAAGCCGTTCGCCACGTTCTTAGGTACGACATTTAAGGTCGCATGGTCAGGAATTGCGCTAATTATCAACGGCGTTAGCAAAGCTATTCAGGGAGTCGTTTCAGGCATTAACGCAGCAATCAAGGTCGTTAACTTACTTATCAAGGGCTATAACATCGTAAACAATTTAAAGCCCGGATCGAAAGATTTACAAGAGATTCCAATGCTCGCAACGGGTGGTTTAACTAGCGCAAATCAACCGTACATCGTAGGCGAACGTGGGCCAGAGTTATTCGTTCCATCAGGTAACGGCCGCATAATTCCAAATAACAAGCTGGGCGGTGGTGGCGGAAATATCTATATCAACGTTAGCGGCGCAATCGACCAGGAAGGCACAGCCCGCCGAATCGTTGACGTACTAAATAACAGCTTCTATCGCGGCACTAATGGCGCAAACGCATTGGCGTTCTAATGACAGTATTTAACCCAGTTTGGCGCGTAAAGATTCAGGGCGTCGAATATACGACGTACACGCTATCGAATCTAACTATTACAAGCGGTCGAAATAACATCTATCAGCAAGCCCAAGCGGGCTACTGTAATTTAGAGCTGCTAAACCTAACTCAAGCGATCGTTAACATAAACATAAACGATTCAGTTTCCATCGAGCTAAAGGATTCGACAAATACTTTCGTCCCGATATTTGGCGGCACAGTCGTTGATTTCGGCGTAGAGATCATTACAGCTGGCTCGGTCGGAATAAATCAAGTGTTAAAGATAACCGCACTCGGAGCGCTTAGCCGTTTACCTAAAGCGCTTACAGATGGCGTTCTAAATAAGGATTTCGACGGCGATCAAATCTGGACAATTCTCCAAGATTTACTATTAAGTAATTGGGGCGAAGTTCCAGCGGCGGAACAATGGCAAAATTACAATCCGACGGAAACATGGGCAACAGCTGCCAACGTGGGATTAGGTCAAATCGATCGTCCGGGCAATTACGAATTAGACGCTAGATCAGCCGATCGCACAGACGTTTATTCGCTGGTTTCAGCGCTCGCAACTAGCGGTTTGGGCTATATTTACGAGGACGCAAGCGGACTTATCAGCTATGCCGATTCGACTCACAGATCAATCTATCTAGCCACAAACGGCTACACAGACGTAACAGCCAATCACGCGCTATATAACGGGCTTAAAATCGAAACTAGAGCGGGCGACGTTCGTAATGACATAACCTTAAAATACAAGGCTAACGGGTCTAGTGAAGTAAGCGCCGAGGATATTGGCTCGATCAAGCAATATGGTCGCCTAGCCCAACTTATTACTACGACACTCGATAAGACCACAGACGCCCAAGATCAAGCCGATTTTTATTTAACATTAAGAGCTACGCCTCAGGCGAACTTCACATCAATCACTTACCAGCTTACAAATCCAGAGCTAGACGACGCGGATCGCGATTCGCTGATAAACGTATTTATGGGCTTACCGCTTCGAATCAGCGACTTACCGCCAAACATGGCGTCGGGAACTTTCCTCGGATTCGTCGAGGGCTGGTCATTTAAAGCTGCCTATAACGAAATTGCTGTAACGCTAAATCTTTCGCCGATTAGTTATTCTTTACAAGCTATGAAGTGGGAGCAAGTTCCAATCGCAGAATCGTGGAATACTATAACCGGGGCACTAACGTGGGAAACCGCGTTAGTCGTGGCATAAGGAGAAAACATGACAAACCCAACGAGTAACTTTGGCTGGCAAATGCCGACACCCGTCGATTTGGTTACGGATTTACCAGCTGATTTTGAGGTATTTGGTCAGGCTGTCGATACATCGATGGCTGATCTCAAAGGCGGCACGACTGGTCAAATCCTGTCTAAGGCGACTAACGCTGACATGGATTTCACATGGATCACTAACGACGTCGGTGACATAACAGCCGTTAACGTAACCGCACCGATTACAGGTGGCGGCAGCTCGGGCGCTGTAACTATTGGCGTTAGCGCAGCTTCGACAAGTGCTTCAGGCGTGGTTCAGCTTAGCGATTCCACATCGACCACATCGAGCGTTCTAGCTTCGACTCCAACAGCTACAAAATCAGCTTACGATTTGGCTGATACAGCTAATACCACAGCAAATGCGGCGATCGCTAAATCAACAGTTACAACAGCGGGCGACATAATTTATCGCAACGCAACACTTCCAACACGTTTGGGAATTGGCACAGCTGGACAAGTATTGACCGTCAATACTGGAGCAACGGCTCCAGAGTGGAAAACACCATCGGGCGGTGGAAAAGTATTACAAGTAGTCAATGCCACTACAAGCACAAGCACATCAAATTCGACAACTACGTTTGCCGATACAACTTTAACTGCGACAATAACTCCAACTTTGGCAAGTAGCAAGATTCTGGTATTAGTGAGCCAAAATGGAGTTTTAAAAAGTAACGCAGCAGCGACATGGCTGGAATTGCGTTTATTGCGTGGAGCTAGTGTTATTGCCGATCTGGAAACTCGCGCGGGATCAAACGAATCAGGTTCTACAAATAACGGTATTGGTTCGATCTCTACAAACTATCTAGATACACCAGCCACAACGAGTGCGACAACTTACAAAACACAATTTCGTACAGGAACTTCGGGCAACGTAAGTGTCCAAATTGTTTCATCAGTGTCAACAATTACGCTATTAGAGATCGGAGCCTAATCATGGCAACAGGTGCGGAAGTTTTAGAAATGCTTATTCCTGATGGTGGCTGGATTATTTATGGCGACGATTATGCTGGTATTACATTTTTAGAGTGCGATCCAATTACCGAGGACGAATTTTTAGCTGGGTTCGATAAATTCGATAAATGGAAAACGGATCAAACCAATAAAAAAGCAAGTGACAAAGCTGCGCTATTAACTAAACTCGGTATTACAGCCGACGAAGCGGCGCTATTGCTGTCATGAAATTAGTTAGCTATAACGGGTGGACGGCTTCGAAGGATCAAGCCGAAATCGGAATTAAGTCCTACGCAATACCGGGGACTCAGTTAAAAATTCGTTGCGCCGAAGCTGTCGCACCGTTGATCGTCGGATTCTGTAAAGAGTTTAACGAGCTAATCGAGCCGTTAGATGGCGGTCAGCTCGACGACTGGGGTTATTGCTTCCGCATGGTTCGAGGTACGACCGACAAACTAAGCAATCACTCAAGCGGAACAGCGATCGACTTAAACGCGACTAAACACCCACTCGGAAAAGTCGGTACGTTTCCAGCTGAAAAAGTGCCAATGATTAGAGCGCTCGCCCGTAAGTACGGCTTATTTTGGGGCGGCGATTATCAACAGCGTAAGGACGAGCAACATTTCGAAATCAACGTGAGCCCAAAAAAAGTCCTAGAGCTAATCAAAGCGCTAGGGTTAGGAGAAAAGTAATGAAAGAGCTAAAAGCGGTAGCAGCTAGTTATGGTCGGTCGGCGCTTGCGGGTGCGCTTGCCGTCTATATGAGCGGCGAAACAGATCCCAAGAAATTAGCGTGGGGCTTATGGGCTGGGATCGCGCCCGTTTTAATGCGTTACCTGAATCCGCGGGACGTTTCGTTCGGGGCTAAGGCTAAGTGAACGCAAACGACTGGGCTGCTATGGGCGTGGCAATAGTCACGCTCCTAGTGGCATTTATGACAGGTATCCGATACCTAGTTAAGTATTACCTAAGCGAACTACGCCCTAATTCTGGGTCAAGC